AGCTGTTCGCGGTGCTGATTTTGGAAGCGTCAATGGTAAGCTCTGCTTTGCTGTACCCCTGCACAAAGGCCGCTATTGCCTCAGCCCTCGTCCCTGTATTGTATGGAGACACGACAGCACACCCGGTCTGGGGCTCAAGCTGTACATTTTTCGGCACAATCAGCTCCATTGTGGTGGTGGAGCTTCCTATAAGAGTAGTGCCGGAATAGGTCTCGCAGGTGATAGTGCATGTCCTCTGCAGCGCACTTGGCATCTGATTGCACAGGCTCATCGGCGGAGTCCATGAAACAGACGTTGCCGAGGTCCTTGTGGTAATGGTGCCGGAAGCGCTTCCAATGGAGTATTTGAGCGTATGTGTGAAAGCTGTTGAATACCTGGTGATGGATATAGTCAAGGGAGTGCCTGTATATCCGTCTGTAGCTGACACATCACTCTTCGCTGGATCTACCACCAGGGAATATGTGTATGTATTGTCTCTTGAAGAGCCTGAGCCGCTGTAAAGCCTTATTGCAAGGGAAGTTGTGCCGGCAGTCTTGTTGGAAACAGTAAACCAGCCTGTTGTATGGGTAATCGCTGAGCTCCATGTTGTCGTTGAAGCCGCCTTCAAGGTCTGAGAGTCTACCACACTGCCAGCAAGAGATATCTGCAGATAAATGGGATATCCGAAGAAGCTGCCAGAACTGTTGAGCGGGTTAATGGTTATCTTCACCCTGTACTGCATGTCTGAGCCTGAGCGCCGGTGTTCATAATCAAAGGAGGCTGTTATGACCGGGGCACTTCCCCACTGTACGCTACTTGCTATATTGGTCATGTGTTATCCTCCTATCCACTTAATTGTCAGGCCGTTGTTGGTGCTTATCATCCACTTGCTGCCAAGTACCACACTGCCGGTGATTTCCACATCCCCTATGTAGAGCTTGCGGTTTGACACATAGGCGACTTCCTGGCCATTTATACGGAAGGATACCTTTGTAGCTGTGTAAAAGGCGCAGCTTGCAGTGCTGTCTATCTGCTGGTACTCGATGCCGTTCACTGTTACCGCTGTGGATTTAAGCCCCTGGCCTATGGCTATACCCACTATTGGTACATTGTTCTCGTCGTAGTCCACAAAGCCCTGGCGGATATATCCCTCAGTGCTTATCTTATAGGCAGAGAAGCCTGCAGCCTCTTCATGCAGAGTTTGTAGCTCTGAGTCATAGTTGTAGCTCTGTACAACAGCCTCCGCCGTTGCCTCAATGGTGCTGGAGATATTCTCTTGGAACATTCCCCAATCACCGGATACGGCTACATACTGCTGCTCAAGCTCTGTCTGAAGCCTCTGGATTTCAACATTCACGATCTGCGCCGTGTTGCTGATAAGTCCCCGCAGCTCGTTATAGCTTGTAACAAGGTCAACCCCCTGTCCCTGGACCTGGTTTGCCTTGCTGCCGGATATCTCCACAGCACTGGAGAAGTTATTCTGAGTCAGGTTATTCAGTGCTACATTCAGCAATTCAGAGAGGCGGAACAGATAGCTGCTTATTTCTTTTATCTGAGTTTCCGGCTGTCCTCTAAGGGCCGGGGGAGTTTCTACCCTGATGCCCATTATCCATCACTCCCTGTCTCGTGGATTTTTGCGAAGGAATAAATGCGGACCTCTCCGGTGCCTTCTATCTTAAGCTGGAAGTGGTCACAGCGCCTGGGCCTTACCGGGAGCATAAATGTCTTGGTACCTACGCCCTCCATGTGGCCTGCATGCTGCCATATTCCGTCGCTGTCATACTGGATATACATGTCTGCTCTGGAGCCCAGAGGGAGCTTCATGCGCAGATTAAACCGGCCTATGTACTTGTGCTCTATGGTCTCATAGCCCATAAGCCCTGTTACTGCCTTCCAGGGTACAGTGTCCTCCAGGGTGCCGACGCTGCCGCCTACACACATAAGAGCGTTGGTGTTGGCGTCAATGTAGTAGAGCTCGCCGTTACATCTGGCAAAGCACAGCGCCCTTGTGGAGTCCTCCCTGTGCCAAAAGCCCTTGGCAGTGTCATATACAAACATGTGGTACTTGCCGGAGCCGTCGCGCATGGAGACATAGTATTTGTCGCCTATGAATCCACCTACCGCGTCAAAATAGCGCTCTGTGCCAAACTGAGGGCTTACAGAAGTAGGAAGGCTGCCGTCATACACGCATATATCGGTAATGCTCTTGTAGTAGAGCCTTTCATTTACCACTACCAGGCTTTTATGACTGCCGCTCTGTACGCCTCTGCAGGCTGTGTCTGCAATCTGATGTGCGCCGGTGGAGCTGATATATACCTTGTGCATGCAGTTTTCTTTGAAGAATATGGGATAGCCAAGGTGAGTTACTGCGCCTGTCCACGGTCCATCTGTACCAACAGAGGCCGTGTAGCTGTCAGTGCTGAGGCCGAGATACTGGCTCCAGTTTTTGAAGTCGCCCAGAGCACAGCAATATATCTCATTGAGAGTGACGCCATCCACAAGGCCGTATTTGCAGCCCCAGAGCCGGTTTTCTGCCTCGGTGATAAAATCCATGTCCGGCATTTTGCGGCTTATGGTGACGCTGCCCTGAGTCTGTGTGTACGCCTGGTCAAGTAGGCCCACAACAACAATGAAGTCGTCGCCTTTTTCATAGATAATCTTGCTGCCGTTGAGAGCGTCTATCTGGGATACCATAGAGGGCTCAGTTGATACAGCGCCAGATATCTTGATACCGTCATATTTGGTAAAGCTCTTGCCGATGCCGGCATAAGCTATCTTTGTATATACTGTGGGAATATCTATCCACATGCTTGATGTACTGCTGTACTGCTTGAGAATGTGGACAGAGCTTGAAGTATCCAGCCACAAATCACCGTTATTGGGGCTCTGGGGCTCTGATCCGCCAGTAGTCGTGATTGCATAGGCTGTACCATCTGCCTTACATATACTGAACGACACGGCAGAGTTGGCAGCGGTGGTAAACGTCGCCTCTATGCTGCCGCAGTCTGTGTAATTTTCAGTGTTGATATAGAGCTTATCCGGGAATATGAGTATGTAAGCACCCATACTGATTAAGCTCTTGGGAAGCATTGATTCATCGGAGGATATAGCAAAGCCTGCTGCCTGAAAGTAGCTGGTAAGGTCCGCGCCGTCATAAAAGAGGCGGGTGCCGTCTATGTACGCCAGCTTGGACTTTGCCAGCAATCCCCGCGGTGCCGTCAGCTTAGAGACAGTGCCGCGCTTCCCTCTGTTGGCAAGCAAGGGATAATATGAGGATGTCAGATTCTCCATGTCGAAGAACTCTCCGTCCTCTATTTTCAGGTTATGGTTATAGCCCTGGAATACATCAATTACCTGCTGGGAGGTATATGTTTCCTGGAGTGTGGGAAAATACGGCATAATCTCAGCTCCTTAAAATTTAAACCTTGTCGCGCTGGGAAGAGGAACGTGCGTCCTGTTATACCAGTTCTGGAATGTGAGGAAAGCGCTGTTATACAGCGTGATAGACTGATTGTATTTGCCGGTCTCGCCGTTCTCCTTGTCTATCTGCGCCTGCAGGAAGTAGTTGTATATATCCTCGGCAAAGGGATAAGGCACAAGCAGCTCTGTGTTCTGGGAGTTTTCGTCATAGCCGTCAAAACTCTCAATAGGGCTGTCTGCATGGGTCATAAATACTTCCTTGAATATCTGGCCGTCCAGTTTGGAAAGCCATTTGATTTTGAAAGTGTCCTGGTACTGATTGGGTCTCAGCTTATCCACAATGGAAATAGCCTCTGCTACTGTCATGTTCATGTTATTGCCTCCTTATTTGAAAAAATGGGAGCCGCTAAGCTCCCATTTACTTATTTAGCCTTGGTCATCTCGTCTTTGCGGTTGTCGAGAGCTTCCTGTGCCTTTATGGATCTGGCTATCTCTGCAGCCACTTCGGGAGGCACCTTAGAGGTCTTTCCCTTGGGGAGAAGATAACTCTTGCCGTTTACAGAAACGAACATGTTGGGGTCGTCATTGGCTGCGCCTCTGGGGATATGTACCTCTACGCGGGTATCCTTCTTCTTGGTGGTCTTGGTTTCTTCTGCCTGGGTGGTCTTGGTTTCTTCTGCCATGTTTTTTCCTCCTTAATTAAGAAGGGGCAGGGCATACGCCTTGCCCCTCACTGTGCTTAGTTTGCGTCGTCGATTGCGGAGAAGGTGCTGCAGCTCATGACACGCAGCAGTCTCTCAGGGTAAAGGATGGTAGCGCCGTTGGTCTCGAACTTGTAGCCAATGGTGCTGAACTGATTGAGGGGACCGCCGATTTCGTCCTTGTCATGGACAATCATCTGCAGTGCGCCGCCATCGGGGTCAATGATGCCGAAAGAGTCCTTGCCGAAGAAGTAAGTGGCATAGGTCTTGCCGCCTGCCTTGTTTGCATAATCGCCAGCAAGGACGGGAGCAAAGGTGTTCTCAATGAAGCGTACGCCGTGGAGCTCGCCAATTTCACCGTTGAAGAGCTCTTCGGGAGCAGCGTACTTGTGGGCCTCGATCCAGCCTTCGGATTCTCTCAGGTCATGTGCGACAGAGGGATGAATGACAGCATAGTAGCGGCCATTGATACGAGGAACACGATTCTTCTTCATGATGGTAGCAGCCTTGTTGACCATTGCAGGAGTAAGCATACTCATTGCAGTGGCGGAGGCTTCCATCTCACCAGGTGCAGTGGGAGTGCCAGCAGCAGCGCCGGTAGCCAGGGTGATGTTGTCGCAGTAGAGGACGTTGGTGTTTACCAGCAGAGCGTCACGGATAAGGACTTCCTGAGTCTCTGCAGCGGAAGCGCCCATTTCCTCGGTAGCGCCAAGGATAACATCGTCGTAGGCACGAAGCTCCAGCTTGTCGGTGATGGAGGTGTAGGTACCATACTGGTTGATAGCACCCTGCTTGGTGCTTACACCGAACTTCTGACCGGTGGGGATTACACCTTCAACGAGCTGACCTGCTCTCTCAAAGGTGTTCCATTTACGCCATTCAACAGTAGTGCCGTTATTTGCGGGGAGTGCCTGCTTCTTACCAAACTGTGCATAAAAGAGCTCTACACGAGCATTTTCCAGGAGCTCAGTATCATAGAAGGTCTTGAGCTCAGGGGAAAGGGTGTACTTGCCTTCAAAGGCGGTGGTAGCACCGGTGCCAGCATTGACATAGTTGCCAGTGGCGTTGACAAGGGTGCCTGCATCAGCAAAGAGCTGAAGGTTGATTGCAAACTCTACGAGCTTGCCAAAGTAAAATTTGAACATATTTTTATTCTCCTTCCGTAATGTGTGAGGGAGAAGTTATCTTCCAGGGTAAATCTTCTCGCCTCTGGCTTTAGCAGCGTATATCTCCTTTTTAAGAGCCTCACGCTGTTCTTTGCTTGCCTTGCTATAATCGAATGTGGTTACGGAAGCAGCCTGACCTGATGTGCCGTTCTCTGCCGGGCGTCTCTGGCCTGCCTGAATGGAGTTGGAGATTTTCTGCGCCGTTTTCTGCGCTGTCACCTGCATAGCCGCAGCCTGAATCTCTTTCCTGTGTACGGCATAGTAAGCGTCCTCTACGCTAAGCCCCACACCGGGAGAGGTCATGCGTGCAAATGCGGGATTCTGCAGCTCTTTTCTCAGGTCGAAGTTGGGGAAGGTCTGCTTCATGGCTTCGCCCTGCTGCTCAAGGCTCTGGATATGCTGCTGAATCTTCTGCTGTTCAAGGGTGCGGGCCTCTTCTCTCTGTCTCCGGGCCTCTTCTCTTTCCTGCTGGTCTATCTTCTTGGCAGTCTCTACGGGCACACCCATTTCAATGGCTTTGTCCTCGTAGTATGAATTATCATCATTGACAGCCTTAACAAGATCGTCATGGAAAGTAGGGCTCTGAGGGTCAAGATTATGTTTCCTTGCCAGCACCTCCATTAAGGGGTCCAGTTTGGTGAGCGTCTCCTCTGCGCCCTTTGCTGACTTGAGACGAGTTTTGACTGCGTTCTGCATTTCCTCGTCGTATTTCTTGCTGTATTCAGGGTCAGCCTTGATTTCATCCCAGCTCAGACGGTTGGGAGCTTCGGTCTTGGTCTCTTCCGTGTTTTCAGCCCCGGCGACGGGCTCTGCTGCCTGCTGCATTACTGCTCCTTCCGGGAGCTTTACAGGTGCAGCCTTCTGCCTTTTTCTTATCTTTTCTGCAGGAACACCAAGTTCAAGCAGACGCTGGCCGGGATCGCCAGCACTTTCTCCAGTTGCGGCTCCTTCTCCGCCGCCTTCACCACCATCGGCAAAGAGCTGCAGATTGAGCCTTTCAATGTATGACATGAGTAAATCCTCCGATATAATCTGCCGCTTTCGGGGCGGCGAGTCCCTATATCAAGCCCTTTGGCTTATATACAGATAATCCGGTGTATTACCGCCCACCGGCAGGCGGCTGAAAGGAGGTATTATGAGAACCTAATTACATGATATCGCAATTAAAATGC